CAGCGGTCACGCGGCCACCAGCGCCGAATCGATCAGGTCGCCAGCGGACTTGGCACCAGCGGTGCGAGCGAAGCCGATCACGAGGTTGGTCGAAGCAGCGGCGGTCACACGGCCACCGGCACCGATGGTCAGTTCCTGGCCGTAGGTGTAGGTAGCGGCAGCAGCAGCCACTTGGAAGACATAGCCCGGCTCGATGGCGTAGGCGTCGGCGGTGTCGCCAGATGCGTAGGCGGTCAGCAGCGGGTCGGTGGCGGTCAGCTCTCCGGTGCTGTACCAGTCGCGGTTTGCCAGGATGCGCAGCAGGCCGGCCGGGGCGGTCGCCTGGGTCAGGGTCGAAGCGCCCTCGGTGACAAAGGTGCCGGGCAGGTAGGCGCCAGCGACGGTTTTGCTCGAAACGGTCTTTTCGGCCGAGCCACGGAAAATGCGGTTTGCCATTTGTTAGGCCTCCAGATGCGAGTTGAGGGAGTAGCCGGCGAATTCAGAAGCCGGTTTGGTTGCACTGTTGCCAGCCAGCACCGGGGCAGCGCCAGCGGTCGAGGCCTTGATGGCCTTGAGACGATCCAGGCCCAGGGCTTTCAGGTCGTCGGCGGTCAGTACCGAGTTGACGGCCAGCGATTGCGCGAGCGCATCCAGCTCGGCGGTCTTGGCGGCATTGGCGGCGGCTTCGATTTCGGCCAGCTTGGAATTGGCGGCATTGACGGCCTCTTGCAGCGGCTTGGCTTGCAGCGAGTTGTAAGCGGCGAGCAACTGGGAGTCATCCAGTCCTGCCGAGCTGATGCCGGCTGCGTTGAGCGCGGCGAGGATGGCGGTTTTCATCGGGTCGGTTTCCTTTTCGATGGGTTTGTATTCAACCCGGCGCACTACTTCGACGGGTTCGCCTACGAATGATAGGGAGGAGTCGGAAGCTACGTTGTAATCCTGTCGCCATAGGCGGTTTTCCTTGTCCGACCAGATGAAGTTCTTGGAATAGACCTCACGAATCCACGATTCGGCGGGCAGCAGCGATTGCAAGCCGGAATAGATCTGGTCGAACGACAAGTCGTCCTCGTTACCAATCAGCTTTTTGATCCAGCCGATCAGGCCGCGGGTACGCCGGTCCTCGGGCTCTGTGTTGACGATGACGGATTCGACCTGCTGCTCGCCGTCCGCATTGACAAACATGCCAACTCCTTCGTCTGGGGTTGCAGCGCCACGTTCGTTCAGCAGGATTGCCAAATGGTCGTATTGGATGTTCGTGACGATGGAGCTGTAACGCTTGCCGCGCGACTCGCCATTGGCCGTGATGGGTTGCATCATCAGGCCGGTCGAGACGTGGATCGGGTCGCTGTTGGTGCCTGCAATGGCAGCATCCAGGCGCTCGACCAGCTTGGCACCGTCCGGGTGCGCTTTGGCCTGGGCCTCGTTGACCACCACGTCAACCATTGTTCGTCCGCCTTCATGTCGCGCGTTGCGGACGTAGGAGCCGATCCAGGCGCTGGCCAGGGCTTCGCCATTCAGTGCGGAAATGAGCTTGCCTTTGTTGTCCTTCGGGTGCCCTGCGGGTGCCGGCTTGCCTTCCAGGCTACTGACGCCTGCGGCGAGTTGGTCAGCAGGGTACAGCCGGCCATTCATGACGATGTCGTCAACTGCGCCGACAACATCGCGGATCGTGTAGGTGTTGCCGTCCTTGCTGACGTTGGCAGCATTCACGGCGCTCAGAATGTGGACGCGTTTTTTGATCATGCCTCGAATGATAGGGAGCATGAAAAAAGCCCGCTGGGCGGGCTTGAATGATGTGGGGCTGACTGAATTACCGGCTGGTGTCTTTTGCTATGACGGCGCTGTCTTTGCCAAGGAGGGCGGCCTCGGCTGCGGCCTGAATTTCCCGAATCAGGTAGTCGCGCTGCCACGGCTCGCCAACATTCGCAATGTATCGAAGCACGTTGCGCAGTGCCTCGTTTTCAGCATCCAGGCGGCGCAGTTCGTTGGCGGCTTGCCTCTTTTTGTCGCGCTTTTCTGGCTTTCTACCCATGTCAGCTACAGTCGCTGCCGATTCAAGCCAGTCGGCCAACCGCTGCGCCTCAGTCTGTTTCTCGCTCATTTCGTATGCCTCAAAAGAAAAACCGCCACCAGAAACGCGAGTACCAGTCACGTTCTGATGGCGGTAGGCCTTTCGGCTTTGATATGTAGCGTCTGGTACACGCAATATCAAAACCGACAAGGCAAATCATACCACGCTCACGCTGGGTTGTCAGCGTCCCACTTAACCTTCTCCCCCGCCATCTTGGCCCGCAGCTTCGGCGTCAAGATTGGCTTGCCTTCGGCGTCTAGCAGCGCCTCGGTCTGCGAACAGTGACAGTTGCTTACCACGCAATTATCCGCTATCATGAGTCCTGAAACTTCCTCAAGGTCAAACACATGCCCATCGTATTCACTCAAGAAAACATCAGTGACTTCATCAAGAGACACAAGGCCGGAGAGACGCTCAAAAGCATCGGAAAGAGCGCCGGAGTCTGTGACAGAACGATTATGGAGCTGCTGCAGAGAAACGGATTTCGACTCAACAAGTGGAAGCAAGAACGAGGCATCGAGCTTGCCAGAGAGCTCCATGCCGCCCACGTGGCCGGAGAATCTGTTTTCGCCATCAGCGCAAGGACGGGCTACAGCCGCACATGCATCATGAAATGGTTCAGCCTCGCCGGGCTTGAGGCAAGATCCATGAGTGATGCGCAAAGAGTCAGGGGCTCCAACATGACGCCAGCCGAGCGCAGCGCCAACACCGCCGCTGCCCACGCCGCCGCTGCTGGTAGATTCGTTCCCTACGATGAACGGGTCAAGAAAGCCAAGTCCAAGAGCAGGATTGTCGGCCTTTACGAACTTGAGATTGTCGAGGAGCTGCGAGCGCGCGGCATTGACTGCGAAGGGCAATACGCTTTCGGAGCGTACAACATTGATATATTCATCCATGAATGCCGAATCGCCGTGGAAGTCTACTCCACCCACCCGGACAAAAAAAGACTTGCCAAGATTTTGCAGCGCACCGAACACATCCTCAATGCTGGCCTCAACCAGATCACCATTCAGGTCAGTTACCCTAACAGGGTCTTCGACCTTGGTGCGGTCTGCGACAAGGTAGTCGCCTTTCTTGACTTCTGCCGCCGCAACAAGTCCACCACTGGTCATCACGGGGTGATTAGGGGTCACGGTAAGATGGTCTCCGTTAGCGCGCACAAGAGTAACAACAGGCCCCTTGTATCTTGCCCTTGATCCGGCCACAAACCTTCCAGCAACCTTGGTTCCGGGCAGGAAGCAGTTGTAGCGGTTGCCGTCGCGCCCATAGAACGCCTTAACCTCTGCCGCCGTATAAATCCGCCCATGACGCGAAGCATGATTTTTTCTGGTCGTAGGCAACAGCGCCGAAGTCCAAAGCAGCCCGATGCGAATGCCGAAGTCCTGTTGCGCCTGCTCAGACTCTGCCCAGCGGGCTTGTCGTAGGGTGTCCGTGAGGTCTGTTTGTGAATATTGTTTCGCCCTGCTTAGACTCACCCCCAGCCGCTCCTTGATGGTCTCCGCCACCGCGCGCGGGTTGCGCCCATCGACCACGGCCTGCCCGATGATCTGCGCCAACTCGGACTTCTGCTGTGCGGCAAGGCCGGTCCAATGCTCATAGGACTTGAACTGCGCCAGAGCGAGCCGCTGAACGTACGGCTCGGAATAGATCACCATCTCGATCGACCGGGCAGCGGCATACGCTGGCGACAGGTTGCCCAGATTGGCGACGGTTTGCGCAGTCCCTAGCTGTTGCGTTTCTGCAACATACTGGCTCCACCAGAACAGGTTAGCCGGGTCGCGCCCGTCTGCGATCCACCGCTCAACGGCAGCTTGCAGCTCGGTCGATAGGCGTTGCATCTGGTCTGCTGTCAGGCCATAGCGCACTAGCTCCTGTTCGCCTGCGTTGATCGCGTAGACCGGGATGGCCTCAAAAATGGCGAGCACGTCAGATTGCAAGCCAGTCCATCGCCGGTTGATCTCGCGCACGGCACGGCGCAGGATTGGCAGGGTGCCGGTGCGGTCGGCTGGGGTGCCGGGGATTATGGGGTTGGGCATTAGGCGTCGCGCTCGATTGGCAGCACGGCGGCATTGATCCTGGCTCGGGCGATTTCCAGGTATTGCGCC